TTTCTTTGTAAATTAAGAGATGCCATCCCTTTTCTCCTTATCCGTCTAATCTATAGACAATAGTTAATTCAACCTCTGCTATACCGTATGGAGTGGCTAGTCCTTCATCGGTGGAAATATTATCTATTGTTATATCTAATATTCCCTTATCTGGATTATCTCCCAATGAGTAAATAACATGTTCTATATCTTGAACTAGGCTATCTGAGAGGTCTTGAGAATTATCTTCTCCAAAAACGTATGCTCTTATGGTAGCGTCTAATGTTGCTAACGTCAAATTTTTTGAGTTAAAATCTCGAATTTCGGTCCCCGCACTGATGTATAGGGCTGGAAAATCATTTACTTCATCAAGAAATTTTAATTTACGGTAAACATTATCAAAGAGGTTGTTACCGTAAGTATATGATGCATCAAAACCCGACGTTTGTCCATCGATTTCTTTTAACTGCGTAACTAAAAATTCAATAATTTCTTTTCTTCGCGATGCCATTAAACTCTCACTATATTAAATTCTCTTGCAAATCTTCTTTGTACCACTTCTCGTATAGTATCTTCAATAAGTTCTCTAGGATCTCTTGATGTCTCCTCATGAACTCTATAAACAGGATCATAAAAGTAGTTAATAATTGATGTTTTATAATTTAACAAAGCAACGTTTATACTTCTAACAAATCGTCCTGTTCTGTAAGTCAAAACATCATCTGATAAAGGTGGGCCTCTTCTAGGTCCTTTTGGCATTTGTTCTTGCACTCTTCTTCGTAGGATAGCTGTAAGTTGTGCTTTTGAAATAAACCTGCCTCTTTCTCTACCCTCTGCGTCTCTTTTCTTTTTGGTTCTAGCAATAGCCGCTCTAGCCATAGGAATACTGCCTCCAGTGGGGACAGCGATAGAAAATTGTTTTATACCTTTTACAGTCTTTACTGTGGTTTTTGTTCTAGCAAACTCATTAAAAGCTTTTTTTAAGTTTTCAAGTCCGTCTTTAGCTGTTAAAACAGTAACGTTTTGAACTTCTTTTAAAAGATTTTTCTCAAAAGTAGAGCTTAGTGATAAGTAAATCTTATCTTCAGTCCTAGAGTATCTAACGAAAAAAGGAGGAACGTCAAACAAATCAGGAGGGGTTAAAACATTTAGTGTTTCAACTTTACCGTCAACCATTTTAGAAATAGAAAGAAATTTTGATTTATTGTAGAACAAAGGGCCGTCACTTGTCTTCTTTATGGCGTCTAAGAGTTTTTTACCTCTATCCATATTCAATTTTTTGACAGCATTATCATCTAAGTCTTTTGCTTGCACTTCTCTTGTAGCAGTTTTTTTAATTTCTTCGGTAAGTCTGATAGATCCGATTTCGGTGTCTTTTAGTTTTTTACTAGAACCTCTTTTGAATTTAAGTTCAGCATCAGTTACTTTTGTTCCTAAAACTTGGGATGCTGCTTTATTCCAAGCAGCTTCGCTTAACGCAAGATCAGGTACAAGTCTTTCAGAACCGAGTCTAGGTTTTGATTTAAATAATTTACCGAAAGATACTTCAATAGCGTCTTGAAGTTGTTTTGAGTTAGCACTACTTGGACCAAATTTTATCAAGTCTGAGTAGATTCTAAGAAGTTCAGGGTCTTTAGAGACTGTTCTAAAAACTATAAACTCGCCTGCCATTACGCAATAATCCTATATAAATCTAACACACGACGAATGTGAGGTGGGAAGTTACCTGCTAATGGATAATTATCTCCGCGTTCGCCTTCAAAAGAAAAACCTTTTTTCTCTTGATCTTGTTTATAAATGAGTTTAATCATATCAAGAGTAGCAAGTTGTATATCTTGAGGCACTTCTCCAGATTCATAACCAGCGCGATATTCTACTTTAATTCCAGAAGGAAAAGGAGCAAAACCTGGTGGACCAGCTAATGTTAGTGCAGGATAATTATTCCTTACTGTTGGAAATGTTCCTCTTACACCTACAGCTCCAGTATCGCGAGTTATCTCACCCATATCACGGCTAAAATTATATTCATTTACTTTATTATGAACATCTACAGCTTCAGTATCATCATTACTACCATCAAAATGAATTAACATAACCGTGTCATCATCAGGTCTAAATCTTTTTGTCGGTGGTGTAAAATTAGCAGAATATCTAGGAATGTTTGATACTCTCACTTCATCAATGTAACCTTTAAAGGTTGTTCCTATCTCAGTATTCGCTGTGAATGTTAAGTTCTCCACTGCAAAAGATGAATCAGATATTGTATTACCATTATAGTGTAAATACATCTTTTCTTCAGTCAAATCTCTTGTTACAGCCACATGAGCAAATCTTCTTTTAGCAAACTGTTGTGTTTCTATTAAGGTGTTAGCACCCTCAACGGTCGTTGCGCTTCCTGAGATATTTGCTTCAAAAGCTAAACCTTTTTGGTTTGCTAATCTAAATTGCATAAAATTTGATGCGTCTGTGTTAATTGCAAATAACACATTATCTTGAATAGTGGCTTCATCAACTCTAATAAACATCTCGATGGTAAAATCACCCTCTTCAAATTTTAAGTCTGGAGCCACAGTGCCACTTACGACGTAATCACTGATTCCAAGCTCAAGAGAGGACGTTCCAAATCTTTTAATTCTTGAATTGATATGAGCATCATTTTTGAAAGTTAAAGTTGATGCTTCAGTATCATTGTGTTTTATGGGCCTACCAATAGTTGTAGGGTCAGCAAGAATAACATCTTCTGTCCCATTAAATTCTGAAACTTGATAAACGTTTGAAAGAGGCAATCTAGACACCATAACAGATGTTTTGCCTCCATCAAAAACCTCTACATAATCATTAGCAAGCATCTCTTGACCAATGTAATGTTCTACAACACCAGTTGCGTAGTTTATGATATTAGCTAAACGTGCATCTTGAGTAGTTGAGGAAATACTCAAATAGTCCTTAACCTGAGTTAAATTAACGTAAGGGTATTTACCTAAATTCTCTTCCAAACGATCTACCATTGTTTATTTTCCAATCTTTTTAGGCTCAGGTGCAGCTTTTTTGGGTTCAACTTTTTCGGCTGGAGCCACTTTTTTAACGACTGGTGCTGGTGGGGGTGCAGCTGCTGCTGTTGGATCTTCACCAGCCATGATCATCTCAATATCACCAACTCCGTAGCCATGTTTTGATAACCATTTGCGAGCATCTGCGTCTGACATTCCTTTAATTTCGTCCATATTTCTCTCCTTCGTAATAGAAAGGGAGGCGTTGACCGCCTCCCCCTTGTGTTTCAAAGATGTTTAATCTAGGATTAACCAGCTTCAACAGTAACAGCGTATGCATACTTAGTAGCATCCAAAGCGTTGCTGCTGTTTGTGGTAAGAGCTTTAAAGTCCAAACGAGTGCTCAAGTACATCGCAGTGACCTGCTGACGTGGTTCGTACTCGCTCTCGATCTCAATACCACGACGTTCTGCAATCATAAAGCCAGGCTTATAGAGCAGGACACCAAGGTCGTTGTTTGATGAACCAACGTTATCCAAGAACTCAGTGATAGCAATTGGAATACCGTAAACGGCACCGACTGAACCAGTGAGGTATGTTGCGTTTGGTCCAAAGGTGTTAACAGTCTGGAAGTCAGAAGTTGTTACCAGGTTGTTGTAACCTTCGATTGAGGTCAAGTATACAAGATCTTCACCTAACTGAAGACCGTATTTACCGAGCTTTGTACGAGCTGATGCGATATCTGATGGGTCAGCTTTATCGTTAGCTGAACCAGTATCAACAGTCAGACCAGCACCTACGTCACCTGTAAGGTTAGTAATACCTTCGATGACAGAAGCATAACCAGTACCAGCTGTGATAGCGTTGGTTGGTGATGCTGTAAAGCCAGTAAGAGCACCAGTACCGCGAAGGATAGCTTTATCCAATGCACGTGCTAGACGACGAGTCGCAGCTGAACGTAGGAAGTCAAGCAGAGGAAGAACTGTATCTTCTTCTTCATCCTTAGCAAGGTGTGTTGTTGCCATAAACTTGTGTGGTGTGAAGTCCACAGAAGCGATGGTGTTTTGGTTTGAAGTTGGGACGCGTGTTGCATCAGCAATGCCTGTGGCAAATGTGCCAGAAGCAAACTGTGCTACATCACCGTCTGTATCTTCGTCAGCGACTGGTACGCGGAAAGTCTTTGCGTCAACTGCAATGCGGTTAAACATTGGAGCAATAACCAACTGCTGTTCCATCTCGGTATAAATGTTGTTAGAGAAGTTGCTCAAGAACTGATCAACAGTCGTAACAGCTTTCATACGTGCGCCAAATTTTGTATCGAATGGGTCACGCTTATTCAGCAATTTAGCTACCAGAACAGCATTAGCCATTTCTTTTTCACTAAACTGAGTATTTGTACGTGCATTCTCTTGGAAGTGCATCTTAGAGCGTTGCATTGCAGCAATCTCTTCTTGATACTTGTTCATTTGAGCCTTAAGTTCTGCAACTTGCTCAGATTCACGTGGTGTATAAGCGGTATCGCTATCACCTTTGACCAACATTTGCTGGTCAGCAGCGTCTGCTTCCTTCACGATAGCTTCACCGGTCTTTTGAACCAGTTCGGCAACTTCAGGCTCAGACACTTGAGCTACAGGAGTAGCTTCTTTTTTGATCTCAGTGTCAGCTGACTTTTCAGCACCTGCACCCGTAAGATCGATTGTATCTACGACTTGTTCAGCCATTTCATCGTTCTCCTTTGTAGAATGATCGTGAAGATCTTTAGTCAGACTTTCGCTTGTAACCGCGTCTTCACTATTTTGAATTTTTTCGACTTGTGAAATATCGTCTGTTTTCACATTAAGAACATTATCACAGTCTTTTCCGTCAGCGTCAATCTCTAAAAATTTAAAGATTGGGCTTTGGCCTGTTGCGAGTTTGGTAACTCTAAACATTTTTTCTTGATAATTAACAAGATCACCATGTTGAAGTGTGCTTGCATCATCGGAAAGCAAGTTTGTGAACGGGATAGATGCGTTAGGATCGCGTATTTCTAGCTCTTCTTCCTCATCTTCCTTCTCAATGTCAGTGACTTCTTCCGAAGCTTCTGCTTTGACTTCAACCTCTTCTGCTTCAGATTTCTCTTCAGCTTCAGCTGTTTCTTCTACAGAATCATCAATGTTTTCGTCAACGATTTCTTCCTTGACTTCTTCAACGACCTCATCTTTAGTTTCCACAACCTCTTCAGATTTTGGATTTGTCATTGCTTCCTCCTCGGTTGGAGACATCGGACGTTCGTTTACAACTTCGCCCTCCTCCATACTATGAACCGGAATACCAGCCATGGTTACTTCATGCGTGTGACCTTCGGCCTCAAGCAACACTCCGTTCATGACTTTGTGAGCATGGTTTTGCATATGAGATGCGTAGGTTGTTACACCATTTCCCATTTCATCAACCTCAACGGTATGATAATGGCCATTGCTCATATCGGTGATTCCTGCTTTGATTTTACGCATCTTCTTAATTTCTTCGGCATCAGCCTCTTTTAAAGATTTTTTGAACTCATTAAACTCATCATCGCTATCAAAAGATTTGCGAATTGAAAAGAGTGAGTCCTGATTACAAGGTACAGACACTACAGAGATTTCTAACAATTCAACGTCAGTAATTGTCATTGAATCATCTTCTCTATTATATTTTCCGTCTTTTACCCTAAAACCTACAGAGAAGCTTTTTAATGCTCCATCTTTAATAAGAGTTTGAACTCCGTGTGTTTTTTCAGCTGCTTCACTAACAGAAGCTTCAACGTGGATTCCTTTTTTATCAACGATAATATTTTCAACACGACCAATTGGGCAGTCATGTTTATGTTGATAAAGAAGCACTGGATTCTTACGATAGTTATCAACACCTTTAGCCCATGCTTGAGCTGTAACAACATCTCCCGCACGGTCTTTTACAGTGGTATTTGCATAACCTGCTATCTTGAGTCCTTTAGATCCCTTTTTGAAAGCTTTAGTTTCAAAAGCACTGTTCAAATAAAGAGTTTTATTCATTTCCTAATTCCTCTAGATTATTAGATTCCTCACTTGTAGGCCTACCACCTTGTGTTGGGTCTGTTGCACTACCTGTGATGTTTTGTGGTATTCTTATACTATCATTATTTTCAAGTTTTGGAAATCTTAATCCTTCACGAGCTTCATTTGGGGTAATAATTCCAGTGTTTACAAGAGTAGAATAATAAATTGCTTGATTTCTAATATCAGGCTGTAAGGCTGGAACTTTTAATCGGTCTGGTCTGATATCTACACCACCGTTAAAGAAGTGAGAAAATGCGGAACAGAACTGACTTAATAAAGGTATGACAGTATGAAGGTAAAATAGTTTTTGATTAGCGTCAATATTAGCGTTATTGCCAGATTTTAATAACACATATGGAACACCAATAGCTTTAGCCATATCTTGTTGAATACGCTCAATTGAATTTTCAAAGTCCAATTGATCGAAAGACTTTGTTGAAAACTCATCAATCTTTAAACCACCGTCAAGAATAGCAGGGTTGCGAGCACCATCAAAGATGGTTGTGTAAGAAGCCCTCCAAGATTCAAGAAGTCGCTCTTTTACTCGTTTAGATAAGATATTGTCTGTAGTCAGAACAAAACCCGGTAAAGCATTGTTTTTAAAGAATTGCCTTTGGAACTTGATCATATAGAAGTAAAGTTCCATTAAATTTAGAATTGGTTTTAATTTAGATACGCCTCTAAATATAGATAACTCATTTTCAGCCATTACATGAATTATCTCATTTGGTTCAAAATGAATAGATTCAGCTTTAGAAGTTTGTTTGCCTCTGCCAAAACCATAAAAATCTTGTGACTGTTGGTTGTGTACTAAGTAGTTATAGTGAGAAACAAAAGAACGAGAATCAGGAACAACCTCAACGTCGTTTGCAGGTAAAAGATAAAGATCTGTCCCATCATAGTAAAAGAATGCATTTCCATCAAGTTGAAAGTCAAGAAAAGCACGTCTAAACATACGAACTCTATCTTCAAAAGGGTTTGGCTTAACGTTCAGAAGTTTGTTAACTTTTTTTGCAGCACCACCGTCAACAATGAAAGGAATCTCAATCATTGCATTGATAATCATGTCAACAGAACGATGAACCACTTCGATTTCTCGATAGGCTTGTTCAAAGTCAACAATGGTTTCGGGAGATGCGAAAGGCTCTAGAGCAGCTATAGAAGGTTGTGCTGGATTTAGTTTTTGTGAAATCCATTGCCCGAATGTATTATCTCTAGCCATTTTTATCCTTTTGTATTTCTAACCAATTTTTAATTTTAGGAACTAAGTGATTAGAATAATTTTGCCCATAAATATTGTGTAATCTCTGATGATGAGTTTTACATAATGTGTATAAGTTGTGGTGGTCTAAACTTTCCCTACAGTCTACAGCAAAAATTTCACGAAGGGAAGTGATTTTTTCAACAGTATCGATTTCAGTGACCTTATTTTCTGAACACCACTGTTTAAATAATTGACTAACTGAATAAAGATGGTGAAGTTCAAGTTTTTCTTCGGACCCACAAATATAACATTTATCTTTTAATTTATAATCTTTTTTAATATAATCTCTTATATACTTTATAGGAAATCTTTTTAATTGAGACATTGCTGTAACACCTCCCAGCGTTTTTTAAAGTGAGAGGGGTGTCTGTTTAAACCAACTTCACCTTCTGGTAAATTAAGTACTTGACCAGTAATTGTTTTAAGAAACTTATAATTATATATTTTTTTAATTAAATAACTTACAACTATATCGTCACCGCGTTGGATATTTTTAAATTTCATTAAATCGTCTTTAATGTAATTAAGTGCCTCTTGCTTAACCATAACGATTGAACCAACAAGAAAATCTACTTTAGCATTTACGCACCAGTGGTCAGTGAGCATTTCATATCGCGAGGCCTTGGGAACATTTGCTTTACCATAAATTCCAACTATAGTCTGGTCAAGTGAAAGCATTTTTCTTACTAGAAGTGGAGAAGGTAGTAAATCATCATCTAAAACAAGCTTATAAGGTTCATCAAACTCAAAACACCTAATCCATCTTTCGATGCACATTTTATTTTTATTATTGTTTATCACTGTGACATTTTTTGATTTAAAGATAAACTCTGTCTGTGGATTATTGTTAATAACTGTAATAGGAAAATATTTATGGAAAGCTTGGCATATAGCTTTAACATTATCAGGTCTTTTATAGTTTAGTATAATAATTCTAAGCATAAATTGTTATGTTACTCATTTTCTGATGTGTATATATCGCATATCTTACAGCGTCACATGGGTGTGATGCCCAGTCATGTATAGGTTTAGGAGTCTCTGTATTTGGATTCCATTTATAAGAACTCATAGCAGAAAAAGTGTGCCTTGCACCTTCAGTATCAAAATACAGGTTATCTTGTTCGATCAAAACTTGGAGAGAGTTGATTCCATCATTCACAGATTTGATTGCGTTCTCACAATAAATATCATAATCATAAGCGAAGTCAGCCTTTACTTGTTGGGCTGCTGAATCTATATAAATGTTATCTATCCCCCATTCACTAATTTTTTCTTGAATAGATTCTGCAAGTTCTCTAGTGGTCGATTCTTTTGATATAAACTCATCCAACACATAGTAGGATTGACCGTCTGTACCTATGACTACAAAAACATTTTCATCTCTATAACCTACGTCTAATCCAGCTATCACTTCAGAAAAACGATTATTAGTATAATCACCTATGTGTTTTTCTTCATCTAGGTCAAGATAAATCTGAGATTCAGTAGTGGTCCACTCACACTCATATTCCTGAAGATATAAAGCTTTCGTAATAGTACGTCTGGCCTCTGCAACATCATTTTCAGAAAGTAAAGGATTTGATCTCCAAGTGTGAATAGAAGATCGCCAATCAGGATATTCATTATCCTCTCCTCTTAAAAAATAAGAATAAAGATAATTGCCTTTACCTCTTGGAGTAGAAATCCAGAGACAACGAGAATCAGTAAAAGTTGAAAGGGATGGTCTTAAATCACGAGTAAAATACTCATCATTTGGTATAATAGCTGCTTCGTCTACAATAAGTAAATTAGCAGCTCTACCGACGAGACTATCACGATTATTTGCAGACAAAAGTCTAAAAACTGAACCATTGATTAATTTAACAACCTTATCTTTTTGATTAAATCTATCAACTTCAATTTCTAGATTTTTAATTAGATCTGTAACATAATCCCAAATGATAGAGGAAAGTGAGAAGTTAGGGGCCACAACCATTACTTGTTGTCCTGGCTCTAAAAGTTTAGCAAAAGCAAGTATAGCAGCCGCATAAGACTTACCAGTACGACGAGCTGCTATGTGTACAACGAATCTAGATTGGTCTAAGTTTTCAACCATAGCCCACTGAGATTCATTAAACTGAACTGGTTTAGGAAGTTTATCTAAGAGTCTTTGAATTTTGAGTCGAAAAAATTTATCGTTCATCTAGGAAATATGGGTATTATCATTGCAATGAGGGAAACAACACCTGCTGTCAATCCACCTACCCACAGCAGGGTTTTTAGAGAGGCTCGTCCTGAAGTTGCTACTTCTTTTATAGAATCAACTTCTGAATCTATTTTATCTAACCTATTCTCAAGACGTTGAAACATTGTGACTATTGAGTTATATCGCTCTTCACATACAGCCTCATGAGACTGAATTTCAGCTTTGTTGTTCTGAGAACGCTCATGAAGACGTTCGATTTCAATTTGAATTTGATCTAATTCGCGAACGTCTGCCATGAGAAATCCTATAGTTTGATGATATAGTTAAATACTTGATTTGGAAGTGTTGTATTAACTGTAAAATCAGCAACTGTAAGTGCAGGTATTGAGTGTGTATGTGCGGCTTGGTTAACAGAGTTTACTACAGAGGTTGTTGCAGAGTCTTTCGCTGATGAAGCAACAGTTGCTGTTCCTACAGTCAAATCACCATCACCATCAGAACCTGTGGTGTTTGTTGCTGTTTGAACTCCACTTTTTGTAGCAGAGGCCATCACAGAAGAAGCAGCTGCTCCAGTGGTAGCTGTTCCAAGCGTACCGTTATTAGTTCCTTTTCCTAGTGGAACTCGGTCCCGTAGGTCAGGAACGTTAAAAGTTGAAGAACCGTCACCAGTTCCATATGCTGTACCAATAACGGCAAATAAGCGAGCATAAGTAGTACGGCTAAGTGCAGTATCGTCACACAGTTGCCAACCTCCTGGCGCAGAAGCTCCTCCAAAAGGAACAACCGTACCTGATGGAACTATTTCAAAACCACCAGCTTGTGAACCATCATGCACTCGAATATTTTCGGTATCTGTATCTATCGAGATTTCACCAACAGCACCGGTAAAAGAGTTATTCTGTGCTGTGGTACCGCGTCTAAATTGTAGTTGAGTTGGCATGTTTTACTCCTAAAATATAAATATTATTGTGTTATAATCTCACAATTGTTTTAAGTTTACCAAATATTAATTGTTAAAAGGCGCCTAGGTCTTCAGTATCCAAAGATCCCACAGGCTGAGTACTCAAATCAAACGATGTTGCTCCAGAGACGTCTTTATTAAAAGCATCTACAGCTGCATTCGCTGCATCTAACAACCCATAGTCTCCTGTTGGGAATGGGGCTGTTGTAGCACCTGCTGTTTGTGTTGATCCATCAGCAAAAATTAACTGACTTGCTCCTCCAAATAACCTTATATTACCAGTAACAACTAATGCGTCAGTTGCAGCAGGGTTTGTATTGTTGACTGCTAAGTATGAACCAACAAAAGCATTACCAGCTATTCCAACGTTTGCAGTTACATCAACATTGCCTGTAACTTTGACACCTGTTTGTTGAGTTTCTAAATGTTTGTTATTATCCCAATAAAATTCAACCGAACCACCATTAGTATATTTAAGTCCAGTTTCGTCGCCTGCATTATTCTCAATTCTTACATCGTCGCCTCTAAGATTAAACTGCCCTGTAGCGTTAACTATTTGTGAATCAGTTCCATCATGAAATATACGTAAATCAGTGGCTTGACCAAAAGCTACTTGACCATCATCTCCAATGTTAACGTTACCAGCTGTTGTGCCACCAGTTCCTACGGTGACAGTTGCGTTAGCTTCTAATGTAAGTCTGTCACGAGCGTCTATTCCTAAACCACCCATAAATGGAGAAACTTTTGTCATGTAATTCCTTTCAATACTTCAGTGTATCAAATATTTTTAATCTGTCCAAACTTTATGATAAAGCGCCAAGATCTTCTGTAGTTATTTCGCCTGTTGGGTCTGTTTTACAATCAAAGAAATAGGTGTCACCTACTAAAACACCAAAAGCATCAATTGTTGTGTTAGCACCTGTCATGACACCAAAATCTAGGTCATCACCTGATGGAAAGGCTTTACTGATTCCCGAAGTGCCTGCTACAACAATACCAGCTGCAAGTGATTCAAGATTTGCTTCAAGATTAGCACTGTTAAGAGTAACAGTATCTACAGTTAGAATACCGACATCTAGATTTGCAGAGGTGATAGGGGAGAGTGACGTGTTAGACTTAGGATCTTTTGTATCTGAAAGTTTAAATGTTTTTGCTGATTCATCATAGAAAAATGCTGCATTACCCTGCGCACCACGATTAAATAGAATACCAATATCATTTGCAGGTGAACCAGTAGTTCCATTGGCTAACATGATCATGGTGTCATCAACATCCATGTTAGTAGTGTTGATAGTGGTTGTATCACCGTTTACAGTTAAATTGCCTGTGACGATAACATCATCAGTAAAGGTGGTTGTAATATTATTAGCTGCTCGTCTTGCTTCTACAGCATCAAGTTGTGTTTGAATAGCAGACGTTACACCATTGACATGATTTAATTCAGCTAGGGTCGTAGTAGCTACTGAGATTTTACCACTACTATCTGAGGCAAGTGCTCTTGATACTGTTAAATCGCCGGTAAGAACTGTAGAAATAGCACCTGCAATATTAGCAGTACGACGAGTCTCAACTGCCGCCACATTATCTTGAACAACATCGACATTTGCATTTAGTCTTGTAAATGTAATAAAATCGTTTGAAGCGGCTACTAGTGTATTTGCTGCAATTCTAGCTTGAAGGGCTGTATCTTCGTTAGTAAAAGTGGTAACGTTTGTAGTAAGACGAGCCTGTAAAGCGGTATCCTCATTAGTAAAGGTAGTAACGTTTGTAGTAAGACGAGACTGAAGTGCAGTATCTTCGTTAGTCATAATAGTAACGTTTGCAACTCGTCTAGCTTCAATAGCTGTTTGAATTGTTACGTTAGAGTCGCGTCTGCTCTCAACAGCAGTTACATTGTCCTGCACAATATCAAGATTAGCGTTTAGTCGTGTTTCTGTGTCAGTAGCATCCCCACCTGACCCAGCAGCTGCAATCCCAGCGGCTAGTTGAGCTGCGTTAGCAGATATATTAGCAACACCACCTAGTTGAGGAGTGGTAAGATTAGCTTGTTTACCTGAAGTGCCTGTGATAGTGATACCTTCACCACCAAGCTCAGAAATGGTTATAGCCCCAAGTTTAATTGAAGAGCCACTTAAATATAGATCTTTCCATTTGTTAGAAGCTGAACCCAGATCATAGGTGCTATCAGCGGATGGAATGCCATTAGCAGAAAAGGTGATTGTATGACCACCAGTGTCAACTATAGATGCTACGTTTGCCTCTACAGCATCTACATTGCCAGATACTACATTAATGTTGGAGTTAAGTTGGGTATAAGTAACAAAGTCGTTTGCGTAGCCTACAAATTCTCTGAGTTCGTCAAGTTGTACTTTTTTAGTCTGATCATTGTTGATATCGACAATTGGTAGAACGTCGGTGGTAGCGAGATCGCTTGCTCCAATAGCGGTAAGATCAGTAATTTTTACGTTTGCCATTTAAAATCCTTTGCGCACTGATTTACACATATTTAAACACAATATATTTTCGCTGTCCAACCAAAATTTATCTAAGTCTTTCAGTAGTCAAGACATTACCATCTTGAGCTGTTAAAAGATTGCCGTCCTGTGTAAGAAAATTATTCCCCGAAGCACTGAAAGGATGGTTAAGAGCTAAATTTTTACCATCCTGTGTGATGAGGTTGTCATCGTTTTGAAGCACGATAAGATCAAAAACATCATCTGCAATATCTTGATTTGTTACCAGCGGGTTACCGCCCTGATTAACAATTAAATCGCCAGCCTGTGTGAGTAGGATGCTAAGATTTTCTTGAATGTCAGGAGCGTTTACTTCATCTTGAGTTACAATATGGTGTCCACGCTGCGTGATGATTGTATCACCATTTTGTGCAAGCAGATTAAAAAATCCGTCATCAGGAAAACGACGACGAATTGATGTTAAGGTGAGGGCTAGCCTTAACTTAGTCGCTCCCATTATTCTCTCTCAGAGATATAGAGCTTTCCATCAGAGGAGGACCCAATTACTGCGACATATTTATCATTGTTTACAGCTGATGTTTCATCTCCTAGTGAAATGTCATAAGGAATGTCAGCAGGTAAAAAATGTGAGGTGACGTTAGAAGCTGTTACTGATGCGTCACCAGTTTCAATAAACGCGTCTTGAGTAGAAAATAGCGTTACTACACGAATTGAATCTGAAAACTGTGGTGAGGTGTTTGAAGCGCCCACAGTAAAAGGAACTTGATGTCCACGATTAGGTCTAAATCCTAACACCGGAATTGCAGCGTTACCATCATCTCTTGGTTGTTTACTCATCTATCTCTCCGCGGTCGGCATCGTTTGTAACTTTGCGCGAAGCGCGACCGAATTTTTTACCTTAGTTGCCCACAAACTGTTTACAATCTTTTGCCATTCTTTAACACCACGTAGACTCATATGATTAGCTACTTCTGGTGCTGATTGATATTTTAGTATACCTTTTGTAGTATAGTATTGCCAATGTATTTCTCTACTAAAGTGCCAATATACCTCAGACCATCTGTCATAGCCTGGAAAGGGTGTCCAAAATAAAGCATGATCTTTCCAACGCTCAATAATGCGGTCGACCACTTGACAATTTAATCGATGGGCTGCTCCTGCCCATTTAGGAGCTTTATCTGAACCTCTGTAACGATCTCTTTCCTCCTCCGTTAGTGTGTATCTATATTTACGAGGAAAACGATGCGGGTGAGAAAAATTTATGACTGCTGGTTGTAAAGGCAGTTCGTCTAACAGCTTCATAATATCCCAGTTTGAAATAGATCGTTCAGCTACATTAATTGCATTAGGCCAACATGACGCCCATGCATCAGGCCACTCTGGAGGAGCTGCTGAAAATGAATCACCAGCTATTAGGGTGGGCTGTATGCTATCGTTCATAGCTCCGACCGAAGGTCGCCGCGATTTTTTGTCTCTCATCCCAGCTTGTTCTTGTAGCTTCATGACGTTTATGCTGTTCCACATACGTCTTCATCCACATAGAGGTATCCAGTTCATCCTCACCGTCCACGGCAGGACTGCAATCCCAATCACCAGTAGGATCATCCATATTTTCCACTCCGTTGACATAATCACCTGTTCCTGTCATATCAATTGTGAAGCGCACGCCATAGGCATCAACTGTAGGTTTCATCGATATGTTCCATCTATATTGTAGTGTTTGGCATTATACCAGACGCACATGAGGGCTGTTACGATACCGTACTCCGTACGCAGCTTACTGAACCAGGCCCACCACAGCTTCATTCCATTAGGTCCCGCATTAGCTTGTCATAGTTGTTGATCTGGACTGCCACCGCTGGTCCAGTCTGCTTTGGCTTTAAGGAAGATTCCACTTCTTGTAAATGCTTCATCCAATCTAAGAGGTCCTTCTTCGAGTAGATGCCAGTTTCCACCGCCTCTTGTATTTTTTGATCAATCACCGAGTTGATTAGATTGATGCGCTTAATACGATTAAGATATCCTTGCGTGGCGAAGACGGAATCGATATAATTCTTCACCTCCTTCTTTTCAATGACCGCGGTCACGCGGTCCTCGGAGATGCCGTATTCATCCGCTAATTCATCTATCGCCTTACCGGATAGATAATCGTTAGCTAGCGCCAGCATTACAGGGTCTAGAGGAGGAGCCTCTAAAGATTTGTTTAGTGCGTCTACACTAGTTGTTATGTTTGTTTTATTATTAGACTGCATCTTCCACCTCATATAAGATTTGTATGGTGAGATCAGCCATTCCATAGGGATGGAATAGCCCCTCATCGGTTCTAAACTCTAACACTCTAGCCTCTTCTACTTCAAGTGCTCTGTTTGAATCTCTAAAAGTTTCAACGGCATCATCAATCTGCATTCCAAAAGTTTCAGCCTCTCCCAGTGGATCATCATCGTCATAGATGTATCCACGCAGAAATAGATCAATGATACCCTGCCGGGCACCGGCACCGCGTGAGACACGTACCTCACCCTGCGGTATAAATGTGATTGTGGGCCAGTCATTCACCTCATTCAAATATAGATAGCGTTTGTGAACATTGTTCGCAACTGCATCAGTATTTGTTACTAAATGATCTACAAGTGCATCTAAGATTTGTGTACGTCTGGCCATATCTCACCTATCATTTGTTCTATAGTTTTTTTATTTTTCCAACGCTTCCATGAATCTTCATATCTATAGGTATTATTACACCAACGTAGTATATAACGACATACGTCCCAATCATCAATAATTAAAAAGTTATCTTCAAACCAAGAACGACACCACTCAAGCTCTGGCACATCACCGATCTCGGGGTGCGATGTGAATCGCTCAACTCTGCAACATGGATGTAGTATGGACTCTCCAGGCAAGCATTGCTGACCCCATTTATCTACAGGAATTCTCCAAATCCCTGAATCCGCTTCGTAACTAACAGGTGGATTGCCACTCCACCAATAGTTACCAGAGTCATCATCGTCGCCAATACAATTGTAAACCAAAGGACCATAAGTAAACTTCTCTCCCAATTTTTGCAAAATTCCCTTGTAAAAAATTTTAAGATTCAGAAAAAGTTCGGAATCAAACTTCAGTCTATATTACTACTCCCTTAAAGGGATGTCAAGAAATAACCGTGATTTTCAAAAATTCCCAGGTCGAGGCTCTGTGCATGTCCCCCGCGCGTCAAAAAGTTGACAAGTCTTGCTAACCGCCCTACCC